GTGCCTTCCTTGCCGTGGGCCACGTAGTCGCCGACGTAATCGGCGACCAGCGGGCCCGGAGTCGTGCCATAGAGCTGCGCAAGCAGGGTGGAGTTGGTTTGGACTACAGCAGCCATGATGGCCTCCTATCAGGAAATGACACAGGGCAGTTCCACGACTTTCGGCTCTTGCATACGCGTAGCGCCGACCATCATGGTGAGCTGGACCTGCCAGGGATTGTTGACCAGGTCCGGACGCTGCCGGATGTCGGTCGTGATGTCCTGCCACACGGCCGCGCGCATGCCGGACGGCACCCACACGGGGTTGCGCTGGTAGCCGGAAGCGTTGGTCAGCAGGCGCTCGGAGTGGACGAAGTCCATGCCCATGAAGCGCGTGATCTTGCCGTCGACCAGCACCGGGGTTTCGTTGAAGTCCAGCGAAATGGCCTGCGCCTGGTTGAGCATGTCGTCGAGCTGCGACGCGGACATCGCCACGACCGGCTGTTCCATGTCGAGGTCGACTTCGGCCTTCAGGAACAATTTCTTGGCGGCGCGCAGCTTCGGCACATTCATGCCGACCGGGGTTGCGCCGCCGGACGAGCCAACGTCGACGCTGACCTGCTGCGTGGCCGGGAATGCCACGGTACCGGACGGTGCGTTACCGGAACTGGACGTGTTTCCGACCTGCGCTGTGCCGAACAGGGCGCCGATGACGACGTCGTCCTTCTGGCGATTGGCCGCGAAAGTCTGCGTCTTGGCGATCCAGCCGTCCGGGTCGATCGCCATTTCCAGCTTCTCGAACGAGTCGACGGCGTTGGCGATGTAGAACGGAGTCGGATACACCCAGCGGCGCGAGGCCGGGGTGTCGGTGAAATCGATGGGTTGCAGCGAGCTGACCACCGGCTGCATGACCGTCTTGCCGAACTGCTCGGCGGCTACTGCGCCGCTGCCGGGGGCTTCACTGCGGATTTCGCAGTGCTCCCACAGACGCGCCGGCATCTGCTGGACAAGGAACTCGACGGTTTCGGTGAACTTGGTGACAAAATAAGTAGCGGAATTCGTGGCCATTATGGCGACTCCAAAACGATACGCCCTGCGGCGCGGGGAAATTTCGTTTCGGGTTCCCGCCTGTTGACGGCCCTGCTGTCACCGATGGCGATCAGGTTCCCGTTTCCGGCCCGTCGCCACCGCAGCTCACGTGACGTGCATCCTGCGACAAAAAAAATCCGTTGTCAATACGAGCTGTTGATCGTCTTGCGCGGCGTGCCACCTTCCGAGTAAGCCTTGATCAGACGATCGTACTTGGCCTTGGCCATCGGCTCACGGCGCTGCACGCGCGCCATGAAGTCCTTGTTGGCCTTGAGTTCCGCCAACTCCGCCGCGGCGCGGTTCGGCGTCAGGCCGAAACCGAGCGTGTCGTTGGATGCGATGTCGCCGGCGTTGTCCTCGGCGATCGAGCGACCGGCGAGGTTGAGCAGACGCAGGAACTTCTCGGCGCCGCCTTGCATGTAGCGCGTGGCGTCGTCGACCGAAAGCCCGAGCGCGCGCATGGCACGGCGGTTGAACTCGATTTCTTTCGGACCTTCCTTGCCCCATTCGGACTCCAGCGCCTTCATGGCCTTGGACTGATCCTCAAGGTACACATTCTGCTGCTGCTGGATCAAGCCGCCGACGTAGTCGTTGTACACCTTGGTCAGGTCGGCAACGCGTTCGTTGGACAGCCCAACCTTGTGGAACGCAGGCGCCAGCGCCTTGAACATTTCAGGATCCGCACCTTCCGGCGCGGCGTACTGGTCCGGCGTGTCTGGACGGCCGAGCTTGCTCCAAACCTGATCCCACTCCTTCGGATCGGCGCCTTCCTTGGGCAGTGGGATCTTGTCGCTGGACAGCGTGCGCTCCAGGTTGCGGTAGGAGTCATACAGCTTCTTCGGGTCGCTGAGCCCCTTTTTCTCCAGGTACCCAACGTCCTCGGCCGGCCAGTCCTTTGCCCACTCCGGCGCGGTACCAGGAGCCGCCGCGCTTGTTGCGCCTGCAGCGGGCGCGCCGCCAGAACCCGGATCGGTTGGTGCGCCGCCAGTGTCGCCGCCTGCCAGTGCCGCCGCTGCCGCGCCTGTGTTGTCTGCCATGTTCGTATCCTCAGATGCCTGATTCTTCCGGCTCGTCGCCGGGCCAATTCATGTGCGCCAGCCGCTGCGTCTGCAAGTCCGAGACGGCCAGCAGCGCGGCTATGCGCTGGTACACTTCCTGCCGGCCGATGATCTGCAAGGTCGCCAATGCGTCGATCCTACCGGCCGCGTCCATCCGCGACGCGGGGATGCTGGCATGGCAGAACTTCGCAAGATCGCCCAGAATCAGCTTGCCATTCTGCGTCAACTCGCCATGCGGGTCGAGCACCATCGCCTTCCACGCCTTGGACGCGAGTACCGCGCGCGGCTGACGACTCATTGCTGGATGTTACCCGGCACCGGAGAGCCGCTGGCGCGCTGCGCGTCGGACAGGTTCTTGATTGCCTGACTGGCTGGACCGGCCAACTGCGCAAGGTTCGTCAACTGCTGCTGCTGCTGCAACGCTTCATCCTGCGCGGCATCTTCCTCCGGCGTGTTGAGCATCGCCGCCGGGGCGCCGTTCGCGTCGGCGATGATCGCCAGTGTGCGCTGCGTGTTGATCTTCTTGGCCACCGTCGGGTCGATGTTCATCAGCGGCGTCGCCTGCTGCAGCACTGCTGCCACGGCCAGCGCCTTGGACTTGCGTTGCGACACCTGTAGCTCCGACTCGTACACAACCTCCAGGTCCACCGCGCCGTCGCGCGCCAGTTTCTGCGGCGGCGGCGGAAGGAGCCCGGCGCGGTTGGCGATGTCCAGCTCACGCGTGATCAGCGGGCCGAACAACTCGGACTGGATGCGCCCGATGATCGGCGCCAGCAACTGGCCCTTTTCCTGCGCCCGCTGCAGCACCTCGGTTGCCGTCATCTGCTGGTTCGGGTCGGCCAGGATGCTGAAAATGTCCACCAGGAACGCGCGCTCGATCAGCTTGCGCGACTCGTTCATAAACTCGACCGTGGACTCGAAATTGGCCCCAGTCTGCATGGTCGTGACGAGCGGCTTGCCGTCGGCCGACAGCGTGCCGTAATTGAGCGCGTCCGAGCGCATGTCGAAAGCCGCCATAGTGCCGTCGTCGGCCAGCAGGATCGGAGGCGCCGCGGCGCGCTGACGCCCACGGATGTTGGTCTTGGCCATCTCATTGAGCATGAGGATGTCCGGCAGCACGTCGACACCGGGCCCGCGGCCGTAGGTTTCTCGGCTGTTGACCCGGTAGCGTGGCATCAGGATCGGCTGGGTGTGGTAGCCGGACTCCTTGAGCAGGCAGCGTGCATCCTGCGCGATGTGCACCGACTTGAACGGTTGCGACGCGCGCGATTTGGGGTTGTGCTCCGGATCGGGGTACACCGCATGCAGGAACCAGAACTTTTGCGTGGGCTGCGTCTTGGCGGACGCGCGGATGATCGGCGGCAGGCTGTCCGGCTCGAAAATGCCGCGTTTTTCCGCATCCAGCGCCGCGGTCGCGGTCATCTGGTACTTGCGGTGCACGATGTCGATGACGCCGGCGGCGTTTTCCAGCCCCAGCGTCTCGGCCAGGTGCAGGCAGCGATAGCGCATGCCGAAACCGACCACGTCGTCGACCATCAGCGGCCCGGTGCCAAATGCCCCAATCTGCGCGAAAACCTCGTGCACCTGAGACTGGAAATTGGCCTTGGGCGCGTAGCGGATGCGAAACAGCGTGTCAGTGACGGCGTCGCACCACTGCGCGATTCCAGCGTCGCCCCAGTACTTTGGATCGCTCGGGCGCAGCGTGTGCCAGCGTTGCGTCGCCGGGCACAGCATGGACTCCAGCGCCGCGCAGAAATGCTCCAGCGCCAGCACTGGCGTTGACTCGAACACCAGGTTCGTGCGGCGCTGCCCGTCCGCCCACTGCATGATGAAGTCCGAGTAGTTGGGCAACACGCGCTCGGAAACCTTCTGCCAAAGCGTGTCGAAATTGCCGCGCGCCGACTTCATCTGCTGGTGCGTGTTGAGCACCTGCCCGACAAGGTCCTTGGCGCGTGCGTCGTCGCTGCGCGAGTAACTGTAGCGTTCGCGCGCCATGTCAGCCGCCCAGCAGCTTCGCCGCCGGCGACGTGCCCAGTCCTTGCGTGCTCGCACCGGCGGCGCCGGCCAGCACACTTGCCGCCGCACCCTTTCGGCTACGCAGCAGCGCGTCCTGCTGGCTCGCCTGCGCGGCCTGGTCGATGGTCGGCGGCGGCGGGGCCGGTGTCGGCGCAGGAATGCTCGGAGCCTTGGGTGCGTGCATGGTCACTCCTGATACAAGGGATTGTCGTAGTCGATCGCAGTGCGCGCGGGTCGGCGCGACTGTACCACGGCATTCGGGCCTTGCATAGCAGACCCCACGGCGTTCGTGCGCCCTTCCGCAATTGTGCGCAGAGCGTCGACCGGGTTACTCGACCAGTCGTGGACAGGATACTCCTGGTACGTCTTGCGGTCCGGGATCCACTTGCGATGGTAGTGCCGCAGCGCCTGTATCCCGTGCGCGCAGTGCTCGGCGTCGAATACGCACGTTTTCAACCAAGCGCGCATCTGGATGATCGACCACCACAGGTTACGGGTAACCGGGTTGACCTGACTCGCGTATCCGTAGTCCTTTTTCAGCTTCTGCGCAAAACTCATCGCGCCCACGTTGCTCGCCTGCGGATGCCCGGCGTCGTGCGGCAGCAGGCACGGAATCGGCGCGTACACGAACCCTCGATCGCGTGCGCGTTCGTTCATCTTCTGCGCAAACCAGTCAATCCCCACACCAACCGCGTTGTCGCAGTCTATGAGACGCGTCTCGTGGCCGATCTTCTGGAACCACCAGATCGCCATGTCGTTTCCTTCACTTGCGCCCAAATCGCTACCGGTAAACACCTGGAAGTTCGGATCGTGCGGCACTTTCGTCACGCGCGAGGGCTGCGCGTTCTCGATTTCGGCCATGATCGGCCCGAAAATGCTCCCCGGCACCGCGGAGTCGAAACTGCACTCGTACTCCTGCGCAATCAACGCGCGCGCTTCCTCGGGACTGCTGCGCTCGCGTGCAACCTCGCGTTCCTCGGCGTCGATCTGCTTTTGCGTGAATACCCTGGTCGTCTGGTATGGCAACAACTCCCCGAACCACCCGTCCTCCACTCCTTCCGGCGACACCGAATACCGGTAAAGGTTCTCGAAATGGTTGTGCCCGTACGGGGTCGAAATGAACGCCGCCCAGCCGTCGTTCTCCAGCAGGATCGGACGCAGGTACGACCACGCATTCGGATCGGCGCGGCTGTATTCGGAAAACACGATACCCGCAGGCGGCGAACCGATACCACCGCCGAAATTGTCCGAACCCTTCACCTGCCACGTCGCGGCGTTCAACTTGCACTTGACCATCATGTCGGTTTCGTTCTTGTCGAACACCTCCGACGGAAACGCCTCGTCAATGCGCCGTATCCCCGTGTGCGGATTGACCGCTGACCAGATAGCCGTCCTGGCCTGCTCCTTCATCGGCAACATGTGCCAGTACGTCGCCGGCCGCCTGATCATGCTCAACGCCGACCAACGCAGCAGGAGCTCGTCCTTGCCGGCGCGGCGATGCCACACGCCCACATAGCGCTTGCCGCCGCCGTTCAGGTAATCCCATGCGTTGACCTGGTAGTCGCGGCACTGCCATCCGCGAAACAGGTCCGTGTTGACCACCTTCGCCATCAGTGCGTCCCAGCCAGCGGGTTGTCGCGTACCTTGTAGATCGGGTCGATCAGCTCGCGCGCCTTCGCCTCGTCGCGGCACGTGTCGTAATACTCGAACGCGTAGTCTCGGCCACCTGTCGACCCTTCCTTCATCATCACACCAGCCACGCCCAGCGGCAGCTTGTTGTCGAACGCGCCCACCTCACGCCACAACGCACGCATGTCGTTCGCCGTGTCAGGATGCACCCACACAGCCACCGGCTCGCGTCCCTGTCGGCGCATTTCGTTGATCGCAACACGAATCTGGATGTACCACTCACGACCCCTTGCGGCAGCAGG